GGTAGGAGTGGCAACGCCGCCGCATCCGGTTGGAGTGGCAACGCCGCCGCATCCGGTTGGAGGGGCAACGCCGCCGCATCCGGTGAGAGGGGGACGGCAGTTGCCACAGGAGAACAAGGAAGCTCCTCAGCCAACGGCGAGCAGTGCTTGGCTGTGGCGTGGGGCAAGGATAGCCGTGCTAAGGGCAAACTGGGAACATGGCTGGTGGTGACCGAATACGACAGCGGGATGATCCTGAATGCCAAGTTGGTGCAGGTGGACGGCTTGACCGTCAAGGAGGAAACGTGGTACACGCTCAAAAACGGGGAGATGGTGGAGGCTTGAAGGACTGGAGCAGATGCCGGGCGTGCCGGTACGGAATGACCGGGCCGAACCGGATGTGGACCTGCAACTACGCAGAGATGGTGGGCAAGTGCAAGCCCCGGCCCCTGTGGGACGAGGAGGGCAAGTGCTGGAGCTATCAGCCAAGGAGGCGACGGAAGAAATGCGGGTATACCGCTACGTGACGAAGGACAGGTACCGGCTGCCGGTGGCGCAGGCGGACAGCATGGGAGAACTGGCGGCGCTGATCGGGCGCAGCTATGGAACGGTTCGGCGGGCCATGGAGGCCGTGTACCGGGGGCAGAGGACAAGCGGCCCATATGAATACGTAGATCTAAGCGACGAGGAGGAAGAAGAGGATGTATTTGTGTCAGTACTGCGGCGAGGTGTTTGACGAGCCTGCGGTGGAGGAGGAAAAGGACGTGGGCTACCACGGGCTGAGCTGCCCCAAGTGCGGCGAGGCGCTGGGGCCGCTTTCGGAGCTGGAGGCGAGGCCCTGCCCTCTTTGCAGCGGGTGGCGCTGGAAGAACGAGGCGGCCTGCGGGACGTGCCGGGAGAACACCCGGCGGCATTTCCGGTGGCTGATGAAGGCAGGCTTCGGGCGGACGGAGATGGAGGTCATCGACCAGCTGCTGGAGGGAAACAGCCTGATGGACGTGATCGGAGAGGACAAGAAGGAGGAGAAGGAGAAATGCTGAAGCCTTTTAACGAACTGGTGAAACTGGATGTGCGGCCCCTGTGCGGGTTCCGGGACGCCAATGACGAGCGGGGGAACACGGTGAAGGTGCCTTATCTGGGCTGGGCCAACTGCGTGAAGCTGCTGCACGAGAACGGAGCGGAGAGCGTTTGGTACGCTCCCCGGCGCTGCCCGGAGACCAACAGCTACCTGTGGCCACAGGCCAAGGTGACCACCAGCAAGGAGAGAGTGACGGAGTGCTGGTTCGTGTCGGTGGAGATCCACATTGACGAGAACGTCTTTTCCTACGATATGCCGCTGCTGAATGGTTCGCTGGTGGTGTATGAGGACACGCTGAACCAGCTGCGGATCAACAATGCGCTGGCCAGAGCCTTTGTCAAAGGCGTGGCGGTGCGGACGGGTCTGGGCTTTGACCTGTGGGCCGCCGGGGACGGCGACGACGGGGAGGAGGATCTGTCGAGGCACAGTATCTACGCCGTGAAGGAGCGGCTGGAGCGGCTGATTACCAGCAAGGAGCAGGGGGGACTTTCCCACCGGGATCTGCTGGCGCAGCTGGGCATCAACGACAAGCAGATGGCCACCATGATGGGGTGGTTCGACAAGCTGGGGAGCCTTGAAAAGGCGGTGAGCCGACTGTGATCCACGACCACGACCGCAGCGGCTGGATCGGGGCCTCGGACACGTCCAAGGTCATGGGCCGGTGGGACACGGAGACCTTCCGAAAATGGTGGAGCGTGAAGCTGGGCATCCGGCAGGAGACCTTCACCACCCCGGCCATGCAGGCGGGGACGGCCTATGAGGGGAAGATCCTGGATGCGCTGGGCATCCGCACCAGAGACCGGCAGGTACGAATCCACGGGCTGCGGCTGCGGGTGAACTACGACGGCGAGGATGCCCGGCTCATCACGGAGGTCAAGACCCACAGCAAGGCGGAATTTCGGGTGAGCAAGGAATACTGGCAGCAGTGTCAGGTGGAGATGCTGGCAAGCGGATGGGGGCTGCGGCGGCGGAAGGAGTGCCGCATTGCAGCCTACCGGATGACGGAGGCGGAGATCCAGAACTACTTCCTTCCCATCGACATGGGGCGCATGAGTTTTCATCCCATCCCCTATGACGAGGAATGGGTGGAGCGGGCGTATCTGCCGAGGCTGCGGTACTTGGCAAAGTGCCTGAAAACGGGGCAATGGCCCAGAGAGGAGGCGGTGCAGCCATGACGGAGGTCAGCGTGCTGGAGGCCAAATGGATGCAGGACGGGGCGGGAGACTGGCTGTGCCTGCGGGTGCCGACGGCGCTTTCCGCCATGGATGTGGTGGACGAGCTGCAGCCGGGGAAGGAATATCGGGCGCAGATCAAGCGCAAGGGCCGGAGCCTCGATGCCAACGCCTACTGCTGGGTGCTGATGGACAAGCTGGCGGCGCATTACGGGGCCACCAAGGAGGGCATCTATCAGGAGGAGATCCGGCAGATCGCCGGGGTCAGCGACATCGTATGCGTGCAGGAAAAGGCGGCGGACGAGCTGATGCGCCGGTGGAGCGGACGGGGGCTGGGCTGGATGGCGGAAAAGGCACCCAGCAAGCTCCAAGGCTGCGCCAACGTGACGCTGTGGTACGGTTCCTCCACCTACGACACGGAACAGATGGCCCGGCTCATTGACCGGGTGGTGGAGGACTGCCGGGAGGCGGGGATCGAGACCATGACCCCGCAGCAGCTGGCGGCGCTGAAATCCCAATGGGGGGAGGCGCAGCCCATTGGATGAGAGACGATGCTTTTTATGTGGGCGAAACGGGGCGGAGGATCCGCTGGACCTGCACCACATCTTCGGCGGCGCATACCGGAAAAAGAGCGAGAAATACGGCCTTGTGGTGTATTTGTGCCACAGGAGGTGCCACATCTTCGCACCCAGCGCCGTACACCAGAGCACAGGGCAGATGCAGCGCCTGAAGCGCTACGGCCAGTTAAAGGCCATGGAGGAGCAGCGCTGGACGGAGGAGGACTTCCGTCGGGAGTTCGGGAAAAGCTATTTGTGACAGCGCAGTGGAACTGCTATAACAACGCTATAACAACGAATACAACAAGGAGGATGCAGGAATGGACAAATTGCTTTACACCAAGCGGGAGACGGCAAAGCTGCTCTCCATCAGCGAGGACACGCTGGACCAGCTGCGGCGCAGCGGAAAGCTGAACGGCTATCGGATCGAGGCGGGGAACCCCCGTGTGTACTTCCGCCCCGATGAACTGAAGGGCTTTGTCGACGGACTGGAGGTGGCAGTATGCTGAACAGGATCGTGCTTATGGGGCGGCTGACCAAGAAGCCGGAGCTGCGGCGCACCCAGAGCGGCGTGGCGGTGACCAGCTTTTCACTGGCGGTGGAGCGGGACTATAAGGATGCCGATGGGAACCGGGAGACGGACTTCATCGACGTGGTGGCATGGCGGGGGACGGCGGAATTTGCCGCCAAGTATCTGGACAAGGGCAGGATGGCGGCGGTGACCGGGTCGCTGCAGGGCCGCAGCTGGCAGGACAAGGAGGGAAACAAGCGGCGCAGCATGGAGGTGCTGGCTGACAGTCTCTACTTTGCCGACAGCAAGCGGGAGGAGACCACCGGACGGGGCGTGGATGTGTCGGCGGATGACTTTCAGGAGGGCGAGGACGACGGCGACCTGCCCTTTTAATGGGAGGGCCGTGGGATGGAGCGAAAGCAATTCACGTGGTACCGGAGCTACTACGACGCACTGAAGGAGCTTCCGGCGGAGGAGTTCCGGGACATCGTGCTGGCGGTATGCGCCTATGCACTGGACGGAGAGGAGCCGGAGCTATCCGGCGTGGCCAGGGCCATTTTCACCCTGATCCGGCCCACGCTGGAGGTGGGCCGCAGCAAGGCGGAAAACCGCAGCCGGGCGGAACAAACGTCGATCTCCGCCGAACAAACCGGCAACAGTCCGGAACAAACGAAAAACAAACCGGAACAAACGCAGAACAAACGAAAACAAACCGGCAACAAACCGGAACAAACCCGCAACAAACCGGAACAAACCCGCAAGGAGAAAGAGAAGGAGAAAGAGAGAGAGAAAGAGAGTGAGAACGATAGTTATTGCTCCCCCCCTCCCCCCTCAGGGCCCAAGCGCTTTGTTCCGCCCACGCTGGCAGAGGTGCAGTCCTATGTGGCGCAGCGCCAGTCACCCGTAGATCCGCAGGGCTTTATCGATTTCTACGCATCGAAAGGGTGGATGGTCGGCAAGACCCCCATGAAAGACTGGAAAGCGGCTTGCCGAAATGCAGAGACGTGGGAGCGGTGGAGCAGGACGGAAGCCTCTGCGCCGCCCAAAAAGGGCCTTGCACAGGCTCTGACAGACCGGCAGATGGAAAAGTACATGGGATGGTGAGAGGATGGCCGGAGGACACGCAAAGGTACACGTGCGATGCCCCTATTACAGGACAGACAACGGCTCCCAGCGCATTGTGTGCGAGGGGGTGCTGGCGGACGAGCCGGTGGTCAGCTGGATGCCGTCCCGTGAGGCGCTGCGGCGGCAGATCACCCGATACTGCGCCGGGGAATACTGGCTGTGTCCGCTGTGCGAGGCCGTGGACGGGAAATATGCAAGACGGGAGGAAGAAAGAAATGACGGAGTTTGACAAGGACATCCGGGAGAAGAAACAGATCGGGAACTCGGCCAGACACAAGGTGGTTAGCGGCGGTCGGCGGGTGGGATTCCCCAGCGACGGCTTGACGAAAAAAGAGCGGGAGGCGGTAAACAGCGAGGTGAGAAGCTGGAACACCAAGCGGGTCATGCCGTGGGGGACATACAAGCAGATGCCCGGAGATCTGCAAAAGGAGTACCTGACAAATATGCGGGGCTGCGGAGCGACGGCAACGTGGCTGGCGGCAGCCATGGGCGTAAACTTGGAGACAGTCCGGCAAGCCGGGAAACGGCACGGGGTAGCGTTTCCCAGGGGGGGAGGAGACCGGGTGCTGTGGGAGCGGAATCTGGACTTATGGCGCAACGGGGAGACCGCACGCCAAGAACCCGCCCATGAGGAGGACGCAGCACCGGAGGAGACCCCGAAAAAGCAGACAGCGCTGCTGCACGCACGTCTGGAGCTTGACGGAGACCGAGAGGCGATCTTGTCGCATCTGCGGCTGCTGATGCCGGATGAAGGGCGGGTGACGGTGGAATGGTGAGGTATGAAGATTTCCTTGCAGGAAAGCAGCACATCCCGCCCTCCTGCGGATTTGAGGTGGACAAGCCTGCGATGAACATACACATGTTCGAATGGCAAAAGGACATCACACGGTGGGCACTGCGCAAGGGCCGTGCGGCGCTGTTTGAGGAGTGCGGCAACGGGAAAACCATCCAGCAGCTGGAATTTGCCGATCAGGTGGCAAAACGAGAAGGGATGCCTGTACTGATTGTGGCCCCGCTGACGGTGGGTGCGCAAACGCTGCGAGAGGCGCAGAAGTTCGGGTATTCCGCAGCAATTTGCCGGACACAGGACGATGTGACACCAGGAATCAACATCACGAACTATGAGATGCTGCAGCACTTTGATGGGAGATCATTCGCAGGCGTGGTGCTGGACGAATCCAGCATCTTGAAGAATTACACCGGCAAGATGCGGAACCAAATTATTGAAATGTTCAAGGATACGCCTTACCGGCTTTCCTGCACGGCTACTCCTTCGCCCAATGATTATATGGAGCTTGGAAACCAAGTGGAGTTCCTTGGCATTATGAGCCGTACAGAGATGCTGGCGACTTACTTCATCCACGACGGCAGCGACACCGGCAAATGGCGGATCAAGGGGCATGCGGAGGATAGGTTCTGGGAATGGGTGTCCACATGGGCCGTGGTGCTGACATGCCCGGGGGATTTGGGATACCCAAATGACGGATACATATTGCCGTCCCTGAACATGACGGAACATATCGTGGAAGTAAAGTCCGATGGCGAATATAGCCTGTTTGGATGTGAGATTGCAAAAACACTCACGGAACGGCGGGATGCACGGCGGGCCAGCCTGCGGGAACGGTGCGAACAAGCGGCGGAGATTATCGCGCAAAACCCGGATGATCAGTGGGTGTGCTGGTGTGACCTGAACGCCGAAAGCGAATTGCTGGCTGAATTCATCCCCAACAGCGAGGAGGTGCGCGGCAGCGATAAACCGGATGCGAAGGAAGATGCGCTGATGCGCTTTGCAAATGGAGCCCTGCGCGTATTGATCACGAAGCCATCCATTGCCGGATTTGGAATGAACTGGCAGCAGTGCCACAACATGATTTTTGTGGGGCTGTCCGACAGCTACGAGCAAATGTACCAAGCAATTCGCAGGTGTTACCGATTCGGGCAAAAGCGGCCCGTAAATGTGCATATTGTCACTTCGGCGGCAGAGGGGGCTGTAAAGGCCAATGTGGAGCGCAAAGAGCAGCAAGCCGCTGAGATGAAGAGAAACATGGTGCAATATACCAAGGAAATTTTGAGAAAGGATATCCGGGGGCAGGAGCGGATCGTGATCCCCTATGACCCGCAGATTGTGATGATCGTCCCGGATTGGGTGATAAGCGAATGAATGTTTTAGATCAAGCCATCGGCCGCAAATACGCAGTATATAACGGTGACAGTTGCGAGGTATTGAAAGGAATCCCCGATAACAGCGTACACTACTCCGTCACATCCATCCCTTTTGCCAGCCTGTATACATACTCAAACAGCGACCGGGATATGGGTAACTGCCGGAGCTATGAGGAGTTTGCCGAGCAGTACATGTACCTGGGCCGTGAATGGTATCGCGTGATGATGCCCGGGCGGAACGTAAGCATCCACTGCATGAACCTGCCTACCAGTAAGGAGCGGGACGGCTATATCGGTATCCGAGATTTCCGGGGCGATGTGATTCGCTGGATGCAATCGCTGGGATTTATTTACCATAGCGAGGTGTGCATCTGGAAGAATCCCGTAACCGCCATGCAGCGTACCAAGGCGCTGGGGCTACTGCATAAGCAGATCAAGAAAGACTCCTGCATGAGCCGGATGGGCATCCCGGACTATGTGGTGACATTCCGCAAGCCTGGTGACAATCCGGAGCGCGTTAGCCACACGGATGGCACATATCCCGTGAGCAAGTGGCAGAAGGTGGCATCTCCGATTTGGGAGGAATACGCGTCCCCCACATGGTGGGACATCAACCAAAGCGACACGCTTAATCGCAAAGCGGCAAAGGAGGAAAAGGACGAGCGGCATATCTGCCCTTTACAGCTGCCTGTGATCGAGCGATGCGTGGAGCTGTGGAGCAACCCTGGGGATATTGTGCTTGACCCCTTCGATGGGATAGGCTCTACAGGCTACCAGTCCATCCTGATGGGTCGTAGGCACATTGGCGTGGAGCTCAAGGCCAGCTATTTCCACATTGCGGCAGAGAATTGCGCACAGGCAGAAAGAATGGCAGAAACCGGAGCGCAGGAGGCCGAGGGCATATCTCTGTTTGATGCAATGGAGGGCAGAACATGAAGAAATACTTGATGGGGCTGGCGGTTGGATTACTTGCAGTGTGTTGCTTTTTGTTGGGGTGGCAACTTGGCAGAGACGCAAAAGACGCTAAGGCCGCCGACTTGCCGAAGATGGAGGGAGGCGGGGAGGCATGAGACTGCGGCAGGGAGAGCCCTACCGGCTGCCGGAATGCCCCTGCGAGACCTGCCGGAAGCGATCGAAGGATCTGGGCAGCTGCATACAGAGGATGGGCGGGCAGCAATGGCCCGGCTGCGTGGCGTGGATGGTGTGGTTCCGGCGGTGCTGGCAGATGGTGAGAGGGGAGGCCCCGGAGGCGGGGCGGGAAGGAGTATAGACATGTATGTAATGGAGTTTATCCGGGAGCGAAACCGGATGTGCAAGCATTTTGGTTGTTGTGCCGAGTGCCCTGCGAATGATGTGATATGCGGCACAATAGGGGAGACGAATGACGCCGAAAGGCTTGTTCAGATCGTCGAGGAGTGGGCGAAGGAGCATCCACATAAGACCCGGCAGGACAAGTTTTTGGAGCAATATCCGGAGGCAAGAGTGGATAAAGACGGCATCCTCCGCATTTGCCCCGCAGACATTACGAAGATTCTGAGGGACGAGTACGGTGGGTGTAAGAATCCTATGGAGAATTGCCACGAGTGCTACCGTAGGTTCTGGCAGCAGGAGGTGGAGTGATGGCGAGGCGTGAGGATCTGATGGAGGCGCTGGACGCTATCGAGACGGGGATGTGCCGGGTCAAGGAGAGCCGGGACATCTGGCAGAACGAGCTGGTGTATGCACTGTGTCAGGGTGTGCGGCTGCTGCTGATGGAGGAACTTAGGCATGGCAGACAGTAAGCACACGGTAGGAGACCTGCGGCAGCTCCAGAGCCTGCCGCTGCGGCTGAAGATCCCGCTGACCCGGCAGCGCATTCGGGATTGGTACGAGCATTGGGATGGGCAGGTCTACGTCAGTTTTTCCGGAGGCAAGGACAGCACGGTTTTAAAGCACATTGTTGATTCCATGTATTCTGATATCCCGGCAGTGTTTGTCAATACTGGGCTGGAATATCCAGAAATACAGCGGTTCGTCCGGGAGGTCAAGGCCGGAAAATATGACTGTTTTAATCCAGACGTGGAAATTCTGCGCCCTGAAATGCGGTTCGACGAAGTCATCAAGAAGTATGGGTATCCAGTCGCATCCAAGCTTGTTGCGGGGTACGTCGAGACTGCAAGACGAAACCCAGACAGCAAAAGGGCAAAATGGCTCCGGGGCGAGGAATGGACGAAATTTGTAACTGGTGGCAAATGGGCATTTTTGGTAGACGCACCATTCCCCGTTTCCGATAAATGCTGCGCCGTTATGAAACACAAACCTATCAACCAATATGGGAAGCAGACCGGCAGAAAAGCGATCATTGGTACAATGGCAGCAGAAAGCCGACACCGGGAACAAGCATGGCTTTCCAACGGATGTAATGCATTTGAAGCCAAAACACCAACATCACAACCGCTTTCCTTCTGGACGGAACAGGATGTCTTGCATTATATCAAGGATTTCGGCGTCCCTTATTGCCCGGTATACGGCGAAATCAAGATCGATGACGATCCTGAATTTGAAGGACAGATGAATTGGATCGATTATCTCGGCTGCTACGAGCCGCAAGACCGGCTTACGACCACCGGCCTGAGCCGCACTGGCTGTATGTTTTGTATGTTTGGGGCGCATCTGGAGAAGGAGCCAAACCGCTTCCAGCGGATGAAGGTCACGCACCCCAAGCAATACGCCTATTGCATGGACAAGCTGGGCTTGCGGGAGGTGCTGGAGTATATCGGTGTTCCATGTGAATAAGGAGGAGACGACGTGCTGAGGATCGTCATGGACGTAGACAGGCCGGTGGGACAGGCCATCGGCATCAAAGAGGCGCTGGCCATGGACTTGGAGCGCTATGGGGACGTGCGGGTGGTCTCCGTGGAGGAGATCACCCCGTGGAAGCAGGAGGTGATGGACCATGAAGTGTAAAGACTGCCCGGACTATCAAGAGTGCATAAGGCAGCATGATCTCAGGGCATACCGAAGACGGTGTATCAAGGCCAAGAAGGGCGCAAAATTGGCCGGCACGGCGAGCGGCGATTTGTCATTGCCTGAGTTGCTGCAGGCCATTCGTCGTCTCAAGGTAGAGACAGGTAGTTTCGCCTGCCTCGGCTGTGGATATGAGCATGACTGCGGTATCCACGGATGCGCCATTCTGCGAGCGGTGGAATGGCGGTTAGATAGTGCGGATGTAGCACCGGTGGTACGATGCCGAAAGTGTATGCATCATGTGGACTACTGCGGCTACTTGATATGCGGCAGAGCGACGGCCCCAAACGAGGGCGTTATTGTTAAGCCGGATTTCTTTTGTGCGTACGGACGACGAATCGGGGGAGGTGACGGCGATGCGGCTGATTGACGTTGATGAAGCATTGAGACTGTTTGACGAAGAATACAAGGAAACGAACGAATTGATACACAACGGTGAAACTCATCTTGATAATCTTGCCGAGGGATTTGCAGAAGCATATCACATAATCAAGTATGATCTTCCAACCGTTGACGCTGTGGAAGTGGTGCGGTGCAAGGACTGCAAGTACAGTTGCAAAGATGGAAATGGACGTTCCTGCGAAGGCTATTGGTATGAGCTGAGCGAGTACGATGTCACAGTAAAGGACGATGACTTTTGCAGCTACGGAGAAGGGAAGGACTATGATTAAAGACAGCGGAGAAAGAACAAAGTTTCCAAGCGGAGCACTCCGGGATATGCACACGGGCAAGGGACGGATGGATTTGCTCCCTTGGTTGGCTATCATGGAAGTGTCGAAGCACTGCGAGGCGGGTGCTTTGAAATACGGGGAGCATAATGTCGATAAAGGAATCCCAACCCACAGTCTGTTAGATTCCGCCATTCGCCACGCAGCAAAATATTTGGCGGGCTATGTAGATGAGCCGCACCTTGTAGCTGCGGCGTGGAACCTACTGTGGGCGATCGAGATGGAGATTGTCCATCCTGAATGCGTGGACACTCCGTGGAGGGCAGCCGATGGCGAATAAAGACGCAATGCTGGAAGCCTTGGAGGAAATCGAGAACGGTATGTGCCGCATTAAGGAGCGACGGAGCATTTGGCAGAATAGCCTTGTATATGCACTCTGCCAAGCTGTGCGGCTGCTTCTGATGGACAAGATCAAGGAGGGACGGAAATGAGAATTGACGGCAAAACCCTGCCCAACAACCCCATGAAAGCGTACCAGCAGGGAAAGCTGATAGGGACAAAGCAGAATATGGATTTGGTATCCGAAGTGCTGCTTACAAAGTTTGGATTCCATGTGCTGGAGGAAACGCCGGACAGTCACGACACCATGAGCATTGAGTATCTGCAAAAGTGCCTTGTGAAGCTGGTGAATGCAAAGAACAGCGGCTATGTGACCAAGAAAGACATTGCGGACGCTCTGCGGAGCGACTACAAACTAATCAACAACGCAGAGTGAGGAGGCGGGCATGAGCAGAAAACAAACACTGCCGTATGATGTGCGGCTTGAGTGCATCGCCTATGTCAGAGGTTATCCACGGAGAGTACAGGCATACAACGATGAACGGAGCGAGATACTGAGCGGCGGAAGCAGTGCAACGGAGGGAATGCCCCACTCTCCAGGCATTGGTAGGCCGTCCGAAAGCAAGGCGGAGCAGCTTGCCGCCATAGAAAACTGGCCGGAAACCAAGAAAATGCGGGCAGTGGAATACGCCATAGATCGATGTGGGCGGGATTTGGAGAGTGAGAGCGTCCGAAAGCAGCTTACACAGGGGATCATGCGCAACTGTCAGGGCAAGCACAAGTATTCTCGAAGTAGGATCATCGTGCCGGGGATAAGCGAGCGGACATTCAGCAGGAGAAAAGAGCAGTTTTTGCTTGACATAGCCATATATTGTGGTTTTGCAGAGAAAGTTGGCACAAATTCCACCTAATGATGTGCTACAATAGGTACAGTGGATGATAAGGCATAGCCATCCACCCGTCTTTCCACTCAACCCGTTTCCTCCATCTTATGCGCCGCCGGTATTGGGCGCACCTTCTGGCACCGAAAGGTCATACCGGCACAAACAGCCTGTAGGGAAACCTATAGGCTGTTGTTATATGCCGTGCGCTCGTTGCACCCCACGATCAGGGGCGGGAGGTCGCACCTCCCACACGGCACCTATATATGCAGGCGTAGCTCAGTCGGATAGAGCGGAGCAAGGCAAATGTCGGGTTTCTGTCGCTGGTTCGAGTCCAGCCGCTTGCACAAGAGGCCGGGTAGCACCCGGACACTGTGAGACCGTTCGTCGTGGCTCACATGGAAATGACAATGCTCGCTGAAAACTGCGCGTGAGGATGCGTCCTCCTTGCCATGACCGAACAGCGGCGCTTGAGATGCTTGCGGGGCCTCAAGCGGGCATGAGCGTGTGACAATCTAAGCGGGAAGACGGCCAATATGCGGCATAGGTGCCCCGTAAGGGGAGACCACAGCGAGTGACGGGGACTTTCCCTGAAGCGCTAAAGCAGGGCAGGACTGCAATGCCGCACCAAAAGCGGAGAGCCGCTGCCGTGGGCAAATGGCATAGCGCCTGCCCGGAAGTGCGGCTATACCGCTCAGAAGTGAGTTGTGGAAAAGACATTGCCACCTGCTGGCAAACTGTGTAACCCATGTTTGAGAGCTTCCAGAAGGCCGCATGGGAGGGGAAAGACTGTTACTGTAGCCAAGGGGTGGGGGCTGGTGACAAAACAGGAGGAAAGCATGGAAATCACAAAACGGCGGCTTGCGGATATTGTGCCGTATGCCGCCAACGCAAAAAAGCATGATAAGAGGCAAATCAACAATGTTGCGGAGAGCATCAAGCAATACGGATTTGTGCAGCCGATTGTGATTGACCGTGACGGTGTGATCATAATCGGTCACTGCCGCGCTCTGGCGGCGAGAAAGCTGACTGCGAGAAAGGAGGGCGCGTATGGCAAGGCCAAGAAAGGAAATAGATCAGAAGCAGTTCGAGAACCTCTGCGGCCTGCAATGCACGCTTGAGGAAATCTGCGGCTGGTTTGATGTATGCTCGGACACATTGGAAACATGGTGCAAACGAACCTATAAGAGAAGTTTTTCGGAAGTTTTTGCGCAAAAGCGAGGAGCGGGGAAAATTTCACTGCGTCGGAGCCAGTGGCAGCTTGCGGCAAAGAACGCAAGCATGGCGATTTGGCTGGGGAAACAGTACCTTGGGCAGCGCGATATTGTGGAGCTGGGTTTACCGACTGACAACACGCAGGATGACGCATTGAGTGTGAGCCTGCGTGAAATGGCAAAGGAGCTTGAGAGCGATGATTAAGATTTACGGTTGCAGCGATGACCTTGTGGAAATTTACGGTAGCGTTTATAAAGAAGACGAAATCGACTGTTTTGACCATGATGTTCGTATCCGTTTTTTTGATGGGACGATTATCCGTATTGGCTATCCCAAAAAGGACTTAGGCGGTTGGTGGATTGAGGTTGAAAAACAAGGGACGGCAAAACAGGCGTTGACATTATGTGATAACGAAGATGACGATATTTATAGTGACATCTTCGAAATTGACGCGGAGATTAAAAGCCATTCTGTGATTAAGCAGAAATATCCGGACAGACCATGATTAGCCACAAGCAGAAAAAAATCCTCGCATTTCCATACAGTTGCTATGATGCCTTGATCTGCGACGGCGCTGTGCGTTCTGGCAAGACCTCTATCATGATGTGGGCGTTCGTCCGCTGGGCGATGGAGAATTTCAGCGGTCAGCGCTTCGGCGTGTGTGGACGCACGGTGGACAGCTGCACCAAGAACATCATCGTGCCGTTCACGGCGATGAGTTTGGCAAAGGAGCGCTATATCATTCGATGGAGGCGCGGTGACAAGGTGATGGAAGTCCGGCGCGGTGCCGTAACGAATTACTTTGAAGTGTTCGGCGGCAAGGACGAGGCAAGCTATACGCTGATCCAGGGCCGCACGCTGGCGGGGGTGCTGCTGGACGAAGTGGTGCTGATGCCGCGCTCGTTTGTGGAACAGGCATTGACCCGCTGCTCGGTAGATGGTGCAAAGCTGTGGTTTTCCTGCAACCCGGGAAGTCCACAGCATTGGTTTTATACAGAGTGGATCAAGCGAAACCGAGAGCGGAACGCGCTGTATCTGCATTTTGAAATGACGGACAACCCCGGCTTATCTCAAAAGACGCTGGAACGCTATCAGGCAATGTTTTCCGGCGTGTTCTACGACCGATACATTCGCGGCTTGTGGGTTGTGGCCGAGGGGCTGATCTATCCCATGTTTGACGAGAGCTGCATTGTGGACGAGCTGCCGGAAAAGGGCGAATACTATGTGTCCTGCGACTATGGCACACTTAACCCGTTTTCTGCAGGACTTTGGTGCTGGGACGGCAAGGCGGCCACGCGCATCCGCGAGTATTACTATTCCGGGCGCGAGAACCAGAAGAACAAGACGGACGAGGAATACGCCGACGAAATTAAAAAGCTTATCGGCGAGGCGGACGTCAAAAGCATTATCGTTGACCCGTCTGCAGCCTCGTTTATCGAGGTTTTGCGGCGGCGGGGCTATATGGTGCGAAAGGCCAACAACGACGTAAACAACGGCATTATGACTACGGCGCGGTTTTTGCAGGACGGCGTAATCAAGATACACCGAGGTTGCAAAGACTGCATCCGCGAGTTTGGGCTGTATCGGTGGGACGAAAAATCCGCCGATGACAGGCCAATCAAGGAAAACGACCACGCAATGGACGAAACGCGCTATTTTGCCTATACGATTTTGAAAAATAAGGCGTATAAGCGCGATTATGTCCCCATTTGGAGCAGATAGGAGTGAGAGGCTATCAAAACTTACAATGACCTTGTTGCGGTCGGAGAAAGTGACCAGGCGCGGATTGGGTTTATTCGCGGAGCAATCAACGAGCATCGAAGCTCACACGCATACAAGACGGCGGCGGATGCTGAGGAATATTACAATGGCCTGAATCCGACCATTAACCGCTATGAAAAGATCATCTACGATATGCAGGGCCGTGCCCACACGGATATGTGGACGGCAAACCATAAGCTGGCCAGCCGTTTCTTCGGCCTGGCGGTGGATCAGGAAGTTTCATATCTGCTGGGCAACGGCGTAACCTTTGCGGAGAAGGAAACGCCGAACAAGCTATGCCCGGACTTTGACCAGGAAGTCATGGATGCGGCGCGGGCGGCGAAAATCGCAGGCGTATCCTTCGGCTTTTGGGATCTGACGCATCTTCGGGTGTTCTCCCTGCTTGAGTTCGTCCCCCTCTATGATGAAGAGGACGGCGCGATGAAAGCCGGTATCCGGTTCTGGCAGGTGGCACAGGATAAGCCTATGAGAGCGACGCTGTATGAGAGCGACGGCTTTACCGAGTATTTCCAGCCTAGCGGCGAGGATATGGCCGTCATGCAGCCAAAGCGCAGCTATAAGCTGATCGAGCGCAAGGCGGAAGTCGGCGAAACAGAGATTTACGACGGCGGGAATTATCCGAGTTTCCCCATCGTCCCGCTGAAAAACAACAAGCGGTGTCTCTCCGAAATCGTCGGCAAGCGCAACACCATTGACGCGCTGGATCTGGCGTCCTCGAACATGGTTAACAATGTGGATGAGGGCAACCTGATTTATTGGGTGCTGTCTAACTGCAACGGCATGGACGACCTCGACGATGCAAAGTTTGTGGAGCGCTTGAAAACCACGCATGTTGCCCACGCCAACGGCGATGATGGCGCAAAGGTGGAGAGCAAGACCATCGAGGCCCCGTATGAGGGCACGAGCAGCACCATTGATATGCTCAAGAAGAAGCTATACGAGGATTTTCAGTGCTTTGACGCTGCGGCGGTATCTGCCGGGAACCAGACGGCGACCGCGATCAAGGCCAGCTATGTGCCGCTGGATCTGAAAACGGACAAGTTTGAATCCGAGGTCACGCGGTTTATTGTGGAAATTTTGCGTTTGGCAGGCATTGAGGATCAGCCAAGCTACACGCGCAATCAGATCATCAACAAGAGCGAGGAAACGCAGAACATTCTTCTGGGTGCGGCGTATTACGATGACGAATACATCACGAAGAAGCTGCTGACCATCAACGGCGACATTGACCAGTACGAGGACATGGCAAAGCGGAAGGCTGCAGAAGAGATTGACCGGAGCTTTGCGGAACCGGATGCGCCGGAGGTGAACGGCGATGGCGAACAGTGACCTCGGACACAAGCTGACCGATAAGGAGCTTGCGAAGCTGGAGCGGCGTATTGCAACGCTATACCGCGAGGCGGGGGAAGAACTGCGAGCTACCATCGACGCATATTTTGAGCAATTCAAAAAGCGCGACGAGGAAATGAAGGCGCTGATCGGCACCGTGCAGAACGGAAAGGAATGGACGGAGGCCGACTATAAGCAATGGCGGTTCAACCAGATCGGGCGTGGGAAACGCTATCAGGCTATGCGGGACAAGGTGGCACACCGTGTTACCGATGCAAACGCCGTGGCGGTGTCTTACACCAATGACGCAACGCCCGGTATCTACTCCCTTAACCGCAACTATGCGGCGTACACCATCGAACAGGTTGCGGGCAACGTCGGATTTGACTTGTGGGACGAGCAGACGGTGAAACGCCTAATCGTAGAGCAGCCGGGGCTGATGCCGTACTATCCAAAGGATAGAGCACTGAAACGCGGGATTGATCTCGCATACGGCAAGAAGCAAATTACGGCAAGCGTCACCAGCTCCATCTTGCAGGGAAAGAGCATCAAGCACATGGCGGATGATCTGCAAAAGCGTATTACCACCATGAGTCGCGATTCCGCCATCCGCACCGCCCGCACAGCCGTGACCGGCGCGCAGAACGCCGGACGCATGGACAGCTATGCGGCAGCGGAAAAGATGGGCATTAAGCTCAAAAAAGAATGGTTGGCTACGCTGGACGCGCGTACACGCCACTCTCATGCCATGCTTGACGGCGAACAAGTGGCGCAGGACAAGAAGTTTTCTAACGGTTGTCGTTTTCCCGGCGACCCACAAGGACCACCGTGGGAGATATATAACTGCCGCTGTACGCTGATTGCCGCCGTGGATGGGGTAGATACATCAGACGGGCTGCGTAGGACACGCGACGGGCTTATATCTGACATGACATATGCTCAGTGGGAAGCATCGAAGCAGGGATACAGCGGCAAACAGTTATCCCCATATCACATGGGGAGCGAAAAATCTGCAAAGGATGTTACGAAGAAATACATAGATTCTGCCAAGCCCCGCATGGGTAAGGTGCGATACGAGAACGGATACCGCTCCAAAACCCACAAAGAAGAAATAAATGTAGCAAATCAAATTAGAGAGCTGTTCGGCGGGAAAATTGTGCTACTGAAAGAATCGCAGACGCCAGGTATGCAAATGCCAGACATGCTGTGGAAAGGGAAGCAATGGGAAATAAAGTCGATTTCCACAGAAAAAGCCGCAGATAGCGCTCTGCGCAAAGCGATAAAGCAGATACACGGGAATCAAGGAGGGGTGATTTTTGATGTTGCCGATGGGATTGATAAGAAAAAACTAATTGATGTATTGGATGCGAGAGCAACAAGAAGCAAATCGTTTAATGCAGATATAATTGCGCTGCATAACGGGGCTGTCCTCTTTGTGCGGCGATATAAAAAATGAGGCAACCCCCCACCAGAACGGGCGGAGGATTACCTCGATAAAACGGAAACATGAGTTTCCTCATAGATAGTATATGCAATTTCCGTAAAATAGTCAAGAGGGATTTGAAAATGAGCGTTAAAATCCAAGACAACAGCAAAGAGATTTCTGCCGAAATTAAGGCGGCGCTGCTGCGCGGGCTTGAAAAGTGCGGACTGGTGGCAGAGGGATATGCAAAAAAGCTGTGCCCCGTTGACACCGGCAATCTGCGCAACAGCATTACTCATGTGGTAGACGAGCAGGAACCGGCGGCAATCATCGGAACGGATTCTGAGTACGGTGCGTATGTGGAATTAGGAACCGGCATTTACGCCGAAGGTGGCGGCGGACGGCCTACACCGTGGGTGTATCAGGACGCAAAGGGAAATTGGCATTACACGCGTGGCAACAAGGCACAGCCGTTTTTGAAACCTGCTGCCGCCGACCATGCCATCCAATACCGGAAGATATTGGAGGACGAACTGAAATAGGAGCTAATTGCTTACAAATTGTATGCAGTTGGCTCTTTTTGTTAATTACCGCAAAGGACAGCGGTTTTTATAAGACTATCGTTTCCGAAGGAACGGAACCGAAGAAAAGGAGATAGTGTCATGGCACTTACACGAAAACTTTTGAAGGGTATGGGGCTTACCGATGAGCAGGTTGATACCATCATCGAGGCGCATACCGACACCGTGGACGGCCTAAAGGCGGATGTGACCCGCTACAAGGCCGATGCGGAGAAGCTGCCCGGCGTTCAGAAGCAGTTGGACGACCTCAAGGCAGCGGGTGACGGCGGTTACAAGGAGAAGTACGAGAAGGAACACTCGGCCTTTGAAGCCTTTAAGACCGACATCACGGCAAAGGAAAGCAAGGCGGCAAAGGAAAAGGCCGTGCGTGCTTACTTTGAGAGCAAAAACATCACCGGCGCGAATTTGGACCTTGCGATGCGCGGCTGTGTCGAAGAAATGGCCGCATTGGAGATGGACGGCGACAAGATCAAGGACACCAAGAGCCTTGATGCGCTCGTAGACGGCACCTACAAGGGGCTTGTCTCCACCACACAGACGCACGGAGCGAATCCCGCCAACCCCCCGGCAAACACCGGCGGCGCAAAATCCCGAGAGGACATCTACAAGAAGGACGATAAAGGCCGCTATGTGATGTCTACGGCGGAGCGCCAGAAAGCGCTTGCCGATCTGATGGCAAGCGAAAATAACTGATTTTTTGAAAGGAGCTATTTATGGCTGCGAAAACTAACGTAACAACTTCTGCACAGTTTACCACTTCCGCCCGTGAGGTGGATTTCGTGTCCCGCTTCGCCGATAACTGGGACGCACTGCGTAACATCATGGGCATTATGCGCCCCATTCGCAAGGCCCCCGGCACGAAGCTGGTTTCCTACAAGGCCAGCGTGGACGGTGGCCTCAAGGGCGGCACCGTGGCAGAGGGTGACGAGATCCCCTTCACCAAGATGAAGGTGGATCCTGTTGCCTACGGCGATATCGACATTAACAAGTACGCCAAGAGCGTGACCATCGAGAGTGTCGCAAAGTACGGCGCTGACGTTGCCGTGGAGAAGACCGACGAGGCTTTCCTTGTGGCCCTGCAGAACAAGGTCCTGACCGACTTCTACACCTTCCTCGGTACCGGCACTTTGAAGGTGACCGAGAAAACGTGGCAGCGTGCTCTGGCTATGGCTAAGGGCAAGGTGCTGGACAAGTTTGCCGGTCTGGATAAGGACGTGACCGAGGTGGTGGGCTTTGCCAATATCATCGACGCTTACGATTACCTGGGCGACAAGGAGATCACCGTGCAGACGATGTTCGGCATCAACTACGTGGAGAACTTCATGGGCTACCGCACCATGTTCCTGCTGCCCGAGAAGTACATCGCCTCCAAGAAGGTGATCGCTCTGCCCGTGGAGAACATCGACCTGTACTATGTAGACCCGAGCGACAGCGACTTTGCCAAGCTGGGGCTGAATTACACCGTGAAGGGCGAGACCAACCTGATCGGCGTCCATGTTGACGGCGATTACAGCCGCGCCACGGGCGATATGTACGCCATCATGGGCATGAAGCTGTGGGCTGAGTATCTGGACGGCATTGCCGTGGCTACCGTTTCTGTGGCCGGCGCGGGCTAAATAGGAGGGCAGCGTAATGCTTGAACAAGTCTTACGGCACTTGAACAACTGGTTCCTTGTGGAGATTCACGAGGGCACGTTCGCCGTGGAGAACGGCAGCATTGCGCTGCCCTTTCTCCTGAACAATCAATATTTCCGCATCTGCGGCTCTGTGTTTAATGACGGTCTGCATCAATATCCGGCGGCTGACCTTACGGATGAAACCTTTACCGGAACGGTGTGGGTGTTGGCTGTTCCGAAGGCTGTGGTTTTGCTTGCCGAAGATATCGCCGCGTGGGAAGAAAAGAACGGTGAAGCCGTTTTAAGCCCGTACACGAGCGAAAGCTTCGGCGGGTACAGTTACACAAAGGCAAGCGGCGGAAATGCCGACACGAGCGCCGGGACGGGCTGGCAGGGCGCTTTTAAAGGCCGGTTAAATGACTGGCGCAAGCTCAAGGGGGTGGAACCGTGAGTTTACTGGACGATTTTTCCCACAAGTGCATTTTGATGGAGAAAAAGCGCACGCCTGACGGAGCGGGCGGCTACATCACCGCGTGGGAAGAGGGAGCGGAGTTCCTCAATTACCAGTCTCTTGACACATCGATGGAGGCGCGAAAAGCGGAAAAGGACGGTGTTACCTCGGTATATTCCGCACTGGTCAATCAGCGCGTTCCCATCGAGTACAACGATTATTTCCGCGATACGGAAACGGGGATTACCTATCGTGTGACCTCGAATCCCGAGGAAAAAGCTGCGCCAAGGTCTGCGGGGGCGACCGTCCGAGCACTGAAATTCTTCACCGCCGAACGAAAGGAGCTGCCGAAATGACAAAGGACAAGGCACTCCATGCGTGGTTTTCCCAATTCCTCCCGTCGTATCCGACCTCGAATGTGCCGGAAGACGCGACCTTTCCGTGGCTGACCTATGAGCTTATCACCGGATCATGGGAGAGCGGCGAAATCGCGCTGACGGTCAGCCTTTGGTATTACACCGAGAGCGAAGCGATGCCCAACGCAAAGGCACAAGAAATCAGCGACGCAATCGGCATGGGCGGCTGTATGGTCGCCTATGACGGCGGAGCAATGTGGATCAAGCGTGGCTCCCCGTGGTGTCAGAATATCGCGGACGAAGGCGATAAAAACTTCAAGCGGCGGTATCTCAACATTACGGTTGAGTTCCTGTCGCAAAACTGATGAAAGGACAACGACATGAAATTTACCAAGATTCCTGCTGATACTTTTCAGAAGCTTCAGATTAACGCCGGTATTCTTACGACCGACTTCACACCGGCTACCGGCACCATCGGCGAGGCGGGGCAGATCGGCGCAACGACCGGCGGCATTAGCTATAGCGCAACGCCCACTTATAAGGACTATGGAGAGGACATCGACAACTGCCCCAAGAATACCAAGGAGCTGATAGAGGTGGACAGCTGGGAGGCAAAAGCCAGCGGTACATTTGCAATTGCAGATACTGCAATTGCTAAGAGCCTCTGCGGGGCGGCGGATATCGATACGGCAGATGCCACCAAGATCACACCGAGAAACTATCTCAAGGATTCCGACTTTAATGACATTTGGATTGTGGGTGACTACTCCGATATGAACGGGGAAACAAATGGAGGCTTTATTGCCATCCATCTGATGAATGCGCTTTCTACGGGTGGATTCCAAATGAAAACAGCTGACAAAGCGAAGGGACAGTTTGCTTTTGAGTACACCGCTCACTACTCCATGAGCGCACAGGACACTGTGCCATTTGAAATCTACATCAAGGCCGGTACGGCGGAGGCGTAACACCATGAAACTGTCAAAAATTAAAGGGGAGCGAGTGTTTGATGTTATCGCAGACATTATCAATCCTATTGCCAACATAGCCGAGGACAAAGAAGCCGCAGCGTTGTTTCAGCGGCAGAAGCTCCCGGATGGCGTAAATGCAAAGGACTTTGTGTTGGCAAGGGTTAAGAAATCTGCTCCGCTGCTTTTGCGTGGACACAAGAAAGATCTGATTGCAATTTTGGCGGCTGTGGAAGGCGTGACTGCAAAAAAATATGCCGCTGGGCTGACGCTTGCCAAGTTGCTGGTTGATGTTACTGAGCTTATGACGGACGAGGCCTTTACGGACCTTTTTACATCTGCGCAGACCGAGACGGCAGAAACGCCGTCCGGCTCTGTGCAGGAGAATATCGGGGAAGCCAAAGAGTAAAGCCATTTCTGGCATACTGTGTAGCGCGGTACAAGCAGGATGCAGAAGAAAAAGCATATCGAATTTATTCTGCTGACCTGCTTAAAGCAATATGCGAGCGATGCGCAGGCGTTTCAATCGATAAGCGATATATTGAAATTATAGATGTGAGCAAAAAAGACAATCGCTCCTGTGAAGAAATCACCAGCGATATTGTCAATCGTTGCGGGTTACAAGTTAAAAAAGCCGCCCCGTGAAGGGGCGGCGGGCGAATATGCGTTACTTGAGGACATAATCAGAAATCATTCTTCCGATTTTCCCGATGTCTGTGGCTCCCTTAAACTCGAACTTTGCGACATAACCATTGGAGAATGTCAGAACAAGTTCGCTATCCGGGATGATTTCGGCAAAGCCTGGGGTTTGCACGGAGAAAAACTGCACTTTCGAATAGGGCATAGAGCTGAAGGACTTGCGCTTTCCCGTAATCCCCTGTACATCAACCGATATGACTCGCTTGTTAGTAAAAATCAGCTGGTCGCGTACGGTCTTAAATGCGGCAGCGATTTCTTCCCCATCAATCAATAGGCCATTCACTTCACCACGCACATCGGAAACGGGAATCGGCTTTAAGTCCCACGCAGAATCTTTGTTAAAACTTATCATAAATAATCCCTCCTTGCCGATAGCATACCATACTACCAATGGAATGTCACGAATAAAATTTCAGAATTTACAAAGAGAGCGAGGTGAACGCATGAATCTTCTTGATCTGTTTGTGAAAATAGCTGTGCAAGACGAGGCAAGCGAAAATGTAGAGACATTATCAGGAAAATTAAAAAATGGGCTTGCCACTGCGGCTAAAGTCGGCGCCGCAGCTGTAGGTGTGGCTGCCACCGGCATTGCCGCGCTTACGAAAAACGCACTTAACAACTATGCTGACTACGAACAGCTTGTCGGTGGCGTTGATACGCTATTCAAGGATAGCTCAGCAAAAGTTCAAGAATATGCAGCAAATGCATATAAGACTGCCGGCCTATCCGCTAACGAATATATGGACACAGTTACAAGTTTCTCTGCGTCCTTGCTGCAATCGCTTGGCGGTGATACAGCGGCGGCGGCAGACATGGCTGATGTTGCAATCACGGATATGTCTGACAATGCAAATAAAATGGGCACGGATATGGCGTCTATCCAGAACGCCTATCAGGGGTTTGCAAAGCAGAACTATACCATGCTTGATAACCTGAAGCTTGGCTATGGTGGAACAAAAGAAGAAATGCAGCGCCTTATTGACGATGCAAACACGCTAAACGCGGCTCAGGGTAAATACACGAATTACAGCATTGAAAGCTATGCGGATATTGTCAGCGCAATCCATGATGTTCAAGTTGAAATGGGCATATACAAAACAACGGCAGATGAAGCGGATCGGACTATTCAAGGTTCTGCTTCATCCATGAAGTCCGCATGGGGTAATCTGCTGGTTGGCATTGCTGACGATAACGCCGATTTTAAGACACTTACAGAGCAGTTTGTTGATAGTCTTGTTACCGTTGGCAAGAACATTATCCAGCGCATTAGTGTCATCTTGGGCGGCATTTCACAGTTGGTCACATCTGCATCTACCACGATTATCCCGATGGTCATTACCACCATAACAGATAACTTACCTATGCTTTTGCAGGCAGCCGTAACTCTTGTTGGGGCATTAGGGCAAGGAATCATTGACAACTTGCCAGCCATCACGCAGGCGGCAATCGACATTCTTTTCTTCCTTGCAAATGGCCTGATAGAAAACCTGCCCACGCTCATTGACGGCATTGTGCAAGTGACCCTGACGATTGTGCAAATGCTGACAAGCCCGGACTTTTTGACGCAGCTCATTGAAACGGCAATCTTGTTGATTGTGACGCTGGCAAACGGGCTGATTGCCGCGATCCCACAACTTATTGCGGCAGTACCTCTGATTATCGGCAACTTGCTTGCCGCAATCATTGTTGAGCTGCCAAACATCATTCAGATGGGCATTGATCTCCTGTTTGCGCTGATAGACGGAATTATTCAGTGCATCCCGGAATTGGTGGCGGCGGTTCCAACACTGATTATTGCGTTTATCAACGGCATTGTTAATAACCTTGATAAGATTATCCTTGCCGCACCGCAAATCATTGTATCGCTGATTACCGGAATCATCGGGGCAATCCCGGAACTGGTTGCAGCTGTCCCGCGTATTATCGCGGCCATTGCTGACACGATTCGGAAGTACGACTGGGGCGGCATCGGCAAAAACATCGTTCAGGGTTTGAAAAACGGCATCGCCGGAATGTGGGGTAACATCAAAAACTGGTTTAATGACAAGGTAAACAGCCTCGTTAGCGGCGTAAAGCGCATTTTGGGCATCCACTCCCCGTCTAAGGTATTTGCCGGTATCGGCGGCTTTATGGCCGAAGGCTTGGGCGAAGGATTTGACGATCAATTCGGGGCCGTAAAAAAGGGCATTGAAAACAGCATGAACTTTGACGCTGGCATCATTACGGCAGATGCAAACATCAGCAGGCACGATACAAGCGGTTCTTACGGAGCGGCAAGCACAAGCGGTGGCGGCGATTCTGGCAAAATTGTAATGCTGCTGGAACAGTATTTGCCTATGTTGGCAAATATGAAAGTCATCATGGACAGCGGTCAGGTTGTCGGTTTGCTTGCCCCCGGCATGGATGAAGAACTGGCCAAAATCAACGCAAGGAGGGCGAGGACCGTATGATGGGGAAAGTATTTTTTGACGGAAAAGACACCTACACAGAATACGGCCTGCTGCTTGCAAGCAAGTCCATAGCTCTGCCGGAAGTCCGCACGAACATGATCGATGTTCCGGGCCGGGACGGCCTGCTGGATGCATCCGAAGTGCTGACCGGAGAAGTCACCTATAAGAACCGTACTATTACACTGAAGCTCACCGGCGTGGACACGGTGAGCGGCAAGACATGGCCTGCTACGATTTCCGATTTCTGCAACAAAGTCCACGGCAAGCACGTTAAAATAACATTCCCCGAGGACACCGCCCATTTTTACAGTGGGCGGTGCTCCGTTGGGCAAGTGGAGCTTGTCAAAATGATGCAGACCATCCCGGTCACGGTTGACTGCGACCCGTGGAAATACAAGAACGCAAAAACCACTGTTTCCCGCTCTGATTTGGACACGGCGTATAAACAGCTTGCGCTACCGAATGAAAGCCGCCCTGTTATCCCAACAATCACGGTGGCGCAAGATACCGTATTGCTTTGGGGCGGCAACACAATCAACGTCAGCGCAGGGGATCACATTTTGCCAGCCGTTAGGCTTGCGGCCGGCAACAACATCTTGAAAGCCAAAGTCGCAAGCGGAACGGGAAGTATCGCTGTGACGTATCAGGAGGCGAGTATGTAATGTATCAGCTAAAATACAAGGACTACATACTGCATGATATGCGCCTTGCGGATGAAAAACTAATCATCCGCGATCCTTCTGTGAAGCTGGCAGTAAGCAAGGCCGGGGAAATGTCCTTTACGGTGGACGCAGAACATCCCTATTTAAGCAATCTGCGCCGCATGAGCGGCCTTGTGGAGCTGCTGGACGGCACTTTGCCCATATATAGAGGGAGAATCACCAGCGATACAAAAGACTTCTATGGGGCGCACAAAATCGAAACAGAGGGCATTATGGCGGTACTGAATGACAGCATCATACCACCGTTCAACTTTCCAGAGGACTTTGCGGAGGACGATTCCTATAAGGCCGCCGCCGCAAGCGGGAACGTGGTGGAGTTTTTCTTCCGCTGGATTCTGTCACAGCACAATGCGCAGGTGACCGCAGAGCAGCAGATCAAGCCCGGCGTGATTACCGTGTCCGACCAGAACAATTACATTACCCGCAGCTCTGAGGAGTACGCCACGGCGATGTCCACGATATCCGACAAGCTGATTAAATCGGCTTTGGGCGGGTATCTCCTGATTCGATATGAGAATGACGGGAACTATCTGGATTATTACGCTGCGTTGCCGCTCACAAATACGCAGTCTGTGGAATTTGCTGAGAATCTCCTTGACCTTTCCAGCGAGACGGACGGAACAAACATTTACACCGCTATTCTGGCAGAGGGCAAGGACGGCTTGACCATCGAAGCGCTGCCAGATGGTGATTTGACAGATGACCTTGTTAAATCCGGGCTTACTATTTATAGTAAGTCTGGCATGGTCACATACGGGCGCATTACCCGGCACATCAAATGGGATGATGTGACTGTTGCCGCCAACCTTCAGACCAAGGCGAAGGCGGCGCTGGCTGACAATGGCCTGTCCATGCCGGAGACCATCACCTGCAAGGCGGTTGATTTGGGCTGGCAAGATGGCATCCAGCATTTCCGGGTGGGCCGGATGACGGCCCTTTTCAGCACTCCGCACGGCTACAGCGCATCCTATCCGCTGATGGAGCTGGCCCCGGATATTCTTGACCCCGGCAACACACAAATCACGCTGGGCGCTACCCAGCAAACCTACACGGGGGCGCAGATAGATGCCAAGCGTGAAACGGATAAACGCATCGAAAGCACACGGCAGGAGATTTCTGAGCGGGTGGACGAATCTTCAAGCCAAGTGATTCAGGCCACACACCAGCAGATTACCGATCTGCAGCAGAATGTCAACTCCATCATCCTGTCCGCTCTGGAAAACTATGTAGAAACCGGGGATTTTGACAGCTACAAAGAGGAGGTCAGCACAAAGCTGTCTGTGCTGACTGACCAGCTGAGCATTGACATCACTAAGGTAACCGAGCGCATTGACAAGGTGGACGGCGATCTGCAAAGCAAGTACAGCGAGATCACAAAGGCTTTCCGGTTTACGTCTGACGGCCTAATCATTGGCGAAACGGGCAATGAAATCCTGCTGCGGCTGGATAATGATGTGTTGCAGTTTGTCCGCAACAACACACCGGAGTTGCAGATCACCGCAGAGGGCGTGGAAGCAATGCGTATCAAGGTATCTATCCTCTGCATCGGTAACGTGGTTTGGACGGAGGACGAAAACGGCGATGTAATTGCCAGTTGACAGGAGTTGAGAACATGGCGTCCATTTACAGCAGCACAAACAAAGGCTGGCGCTTGCGTCTGGATTGGTCAATCACAGGCCAGTCTATCGCAGACAACAAAAGTACATTAAGTCTTGATTTGTGGGTATATGACGGAACCGGATATTCCCAAAACGAGAGCAGCGGCGAAGCGTATTATATACTTCAGGGCGAAAAACGATGGAATCCGTATAATTACAGTTCCACCGGATGGTACAAACTGGGCAGTAAGACTATTACAGTCAGCCACAATGCAGACGGTACGAAAAGTATTGCGCTGACAGCGGAATGGGACTGTGGCTTTGACAGTTCCTACACGCCACGCCATTTGTCCTTGTCGGAAACGGTGACGCTGACCACCATTCCGAGAGCATCAACAGCCACAACCAGCGGTGACACGCTGGGAAAGACATTGGCTATCACCATCAAGAGGGCAAGCAGCAGCTTTACGCACAAACTCTATTACACCTGCGGCAGCGTCAAGGATCAACTGATTGCCGAAAATGTAGGCACATCGTACAGTTGGAACGCACCGCCTGTGTCTCTGGCACAGCAAGCGCCAAACGCAGAGACTGTGGCGCTCACACTCACGGTCAAGACGTACAACGGCAGCACCTATGTTGGGGCGTGGTCAACGGCTGTTAAGCTTGCCGTGCCGTCAACCGTGGTTCCGGCCCTGTCTGTTGCAATCAGCGATTCAACAGGAGTGTCCGACACCTATGGTGGATATGTTCAGCTGCGTAGCAAGGTCAAGGTAGATATCACCGCATCCGGGGCGCAAGGCAGCACTATCAAGTCATACAGTATCAAGGTGGGCGGCATCTACGCTGCTACATCAGCCAGTGGGACAACGGACTATTTGCCCGGTTCTGGCGAACTGACTGTTTCCTGTGCTGTCACAGATAGCCGGGGGCGCACGACTACAAAGACACAAAGTATCACTGTCCTTGCTTACAGCAAACCAGCAATTACTGCTATTTCTGCCGCCCGTTGCAATGCCGATGGAACAGCAAACCGGGCTGGCACTTATGGCAAGGTGACTTTCTCAGGGGCCATTACTTCGCTTTCTGCCAAAAACACCGCAGCATATGCGGTGCAGTATAGGGAAGTCGGCGCTGAAGATTGGACTACGGCAGGCCGACCGGCGGCGGGAAACTACGATCCTGCTGATATTTCTGCCGTGTTTGCCGCAGACAAAAGCAAGCGCTACGAAGTTCGGGCTGTGGCAACCGATGCATTTGAAAGCATTGGTTCCACGTTGCGTGACCTCCCGGCAGCGTATGCCCTTTACCATCTGGCAAAGCATCTGCTGTCTGTGGGGCTGGGCCGTCTCTGTGACAAGGCAAACGCAATTCAAGTTGGGCTGGATGCTTATTTTGATAGGGATGTACAGATAGACGGTACACTGGCGGTAGGAGGGATGACGCTGCTTGATTATGCGCATCCGGTGGGGAGTGTATATATCTCTACTGCGGCCACCGACCCGGCCGATCTTTTTGGCGGCGGGACGTGGGAACGCATAAAGGATGTATTCCTGTTGGCTGCGGGTGATACATACGCAGCTGGGGCCAGCGGCGGAGAAGCAGCGCATACACTGACCGCAAATGAGATGCCGAGCCATACGCACAATCCGGCCAATCAGGCGGGGTATTACGGCTTTATCACCAACAGCCAGAAGGCGTTCACCGTGGGTGATATGGGCGTTCAGAGCGGCAGCGGGCGGTACTATCCCTACGCATCGGCGGCATTTGACATCAGCCGCAACACGGCGACCGGTGCGACCGGCGGCGGGAAGGCTCATAACAATATGCCGCCATATCTGACGGTGTATGCTTGGCGGCGAACAGCCTAATCGTCTCGCTGCGGGTCAGTGGGAAATGGAGGGAACCACCTTATAACATAGCCCCAGAGGAGAAAGGAAATTACTGAATGGAAACAATCGTCGTAGCTCTCATCACCGGCGGCCTGTCGCTGCTGGGGGTAATCATCACCAGCAACAAGACCACCCGTGATGTGCAGGCCAAGCTGGACACGCAGCAGGCTGTCACCGACACCAAACTGGACGAGCTGACCCGGGAAGTCCGGGAGCATAACAACTTCGCCCGGCGCGTTCCGGTGCTGGAGGAGCAGATCAAGGTCGCCAATCACAGGATAGAGGATTTGGAAAGATTATCCAACCACTAAGCATCGCAGATTTACAGTATGAGGAGGGATATATATGTATCGAGGTACGACCCCTACGCTGACATTCCAGCTACCCATCGACACGGGAAGTATCACGGTGCTGTCCATTGCCGTGGCTCAGGCCGGACAGGTTAAGATCGAAAAAACATTGCCGGATGTACATCTGGACGGGAATGTTGTCTCCTGCACACTGACGGAAGCCGAGACCCTGTCGCTTACTGCCGGGAGAGGCATTGACGCAAAGATACAGCTCCGGGTGGGCGTAGGCGGTCAGCGCATGGCATCTCAGGTGTTCACGGTGCCGGTGGAGCGTATCTTGCGGGATGGTGCGCTATGATCGAGTTTGACATAGCGTTCCGGCCCGGCGATGACTTCGCAGTCACCTTCGGCGGGGAAGTCCCTCTGGAGGCTGAGATGGGTCAGGTGATGGAGGTACTTGCTACCGAGGAGCGGACGGTGGAGCTGTCTATGCCCTCCGGCAATCAAGTCATCCTGCCCACCAGCAGCAAAGGCATGCGTAAGGTGACGATTCAAAAACCGGACACCCTACTATCCGAGAACATCAAGAAGGATGTGGTGATCGGCGGCGTGACCGGCGCCCTTTTAGCACCACCGACAGGCCCTTATATAGAGTATACGTCCCTCGACAGTTCTGGTAGAGTGTTTACTGCTAAATTTCGAGGAACAATTGTTCCAGAGTATGCATTCGCTTATTTGGCGGAATTGACATCAGTAGATATGCCAGACAATGTAATTGCAATTGGTGATAATGGTTTTTATCGCTGCCCAAAGCTATCATTGACAAGTCTCCCTTCTGGGATTACCTCACTCGGAGATTATGCATTCGCTGATTGTTCAATGCTCACACTAACAAGTCTCCCTTCTGGGATTACCTCGCTCGGAGATTATGTATTTAGGGATTGCCCAAGGCTATCATTGACAAGTCTCCCTTCTGGGATTACCTCAATCGGACAGTACGCATTTAGGAATTGTTCAAAGATGGTACTAACAAGTCTCCCTTCTGGGATTACTTCAATCGGAGATTTTGCGTTTCTAAATTGTTACCAACTATCATTGACGGCCCTACCCTCTGGAATTACCTCAATCGGACAGTATGCATTCAACAATTGCCCAAGGCTCGCATTGACGACCCTACCCTCTGGGATTACCTCATTACCAACAGCCGCATTTCAGTACTGTCCAAAATTAGCATTGACAGCCTTACCCTCTGGACTTACCTCAATTGGAGCTTATGCATTTAAGCAGGGTACAGGTCTCGCATCAATAACCCTTCCCCCCGCACTCACTTCAATCGGAGATTTTGCGTTTGCCAATTGTACTGGATTAGAAACGGTTAGATTTACGAGCACGGTATCCTCAATTCCAAATGGAGTATTTTCCGGATGCACAAAACTGTCTACCATTTATGTTCCGTGGTCGCAGGGGCAAGTAGCAAATGCTCCTTGGGGTGCGAGCAAGGCCACCATCATTTACGATTATACGGAGAATTAAAAAAAGAAAGGAGACTGTAGTGAATGTACAATACCGACTAAACCGATAAACAAAGACTTGTCAACATTTTTTGTGTGCCCGAATCGGGCACGGAAAGGAGCAATTATGGAAACTTTTGGCATCGCAAGCGTGGCGGTTATCACCGTCATCACCTACCTCGTGGGTCTGGTGGGCAAGGCCAGCAGCATGAACGACAAGTGGATCCCCATCCTGTGCGGGGTCTGCGGCGGTCTGCTGGGGGCTGTCAGCTACTATCTGGCACCCATCCCGGACTTCCCGGCGGGCGATCCCATCACCGCCATTGCCGTGGGCATCGTCAGCGGTCTGGCAGCCACCGGCATCAATCAGGCTGTCAAGCAGCTGAGCAAGGGGGAGTGAGATATGGGTAAGCGCATCACTGCCGCATATCCCATCGCCAAGGCGGGCGGTATCCCCATCAACACCAGCATCCCGGCCAGCAAGGAGACCTATGATCGGCTGGGCGGGCGGGACGTGGCCTTTGTGGTGCTGCACTACACGGGCAACGTCAGCGACACCGCCGAGGCCAACTGCAAGTATTTCGCAGGCGGCGACCGGGAGGCCAGCGCACACTACTTCGTGGATGAGGACAGCATCTACCAGTCCGTACCGGCCTGTGACCGGGCGTGGGCGGTAGGCTCTCCCGATCCGGTACATCCCCTCTGCCGCAACACCAACAGTATCTCGATCGAGATGTGCTGCTCCGGGAACTACCATGTTTCCGAGCGCACCAAGGCCAACGCTGCGGCACTGACGGCGGAGCTGTGCAAGCTGCTGGGCATCTCCGGCGTGGACACCTACGTCCTGCGGCACTACGACGTGACCGGGAAGTCCTGCCCCCGGCAGATGGCAGGGAAGAACAATGCGGAGTGGGAGGCGTTCAAGGCCAGCGTCAAGGCGCTGCTGAACGAGCAGCCCGCACCCGCACCGACGACGAAGGAGGAGACGATCAACATGGAACTGCGTATGCTGCGCCGTGGCATGGAGGGCAACGACGTCCGGGCTGCCATGCTGCTGATGAAGGACAAGGGCTATTACCCTGACGAGATCTGGAGCGGTGACAAGCTCTTTGGCCCCAAGATGGAGGCCGGTCTGCGCCGGATGCAGGCTGACCACGACCTCGGCGTGGATGGCATCCTCGGTGCCGCCAGCTGGAATTTTCTGCTGAAATAAAGGATAAAATAAATCCACTGGAGGGCGCAGAGGACACCGCTACGCCGGCCTCACGCCCGTGCATAAACATCCGCACCTCCACGGCACACCGTGGGAAATGATAGATCAGCACAAAAGAATCCGCAAAAAACTATCCACTATGGCACCATGCCGCGCCACAGAAACAATCCGTGCGGTAGGGCTACCGGAAGACGAGGAAACCTGTGTAATTGACGTGGACATTTTTGGCCGCACCTGCGTACAGACGGCGGCAAAACTACATATCAGCGTAGATGGATTTTACAAATTGCGCCGCCGCGCATACCAAAAACTGGCGGATGCATTCAATTCCTAAAAGTAGCCGCGCCCTTTTTGGGTGCGGCTATTTTTCGTTTTTGCACACAATTGGTGTACACTGTAACTACATTATTGCAGAATCAAGGCAGAATCCGGGCAGTTTATTTGCCCGGATTTCTTTTATTATAGAGGCAAGGAGGCGGGAATATGTACGAGCGCTTAATCAAATGCGGGTTTACCGCGCAAATGGCGCAGGATATTTGCATTCTGTACGCAGACGATCCCCAGGGGCTTTTAGCGTATGTGGAAATTGCTGAAAGCCTATATAGGGGTTGCAATCATGTATAAATATTTTAATCCAAATCCCTGCGGGAAAAACGTGTCCGATTGCACTGTCCGTGCGATCTGTAAGGCCACGGGAAAGGATTGGGGCGAGGTTTATCTCCGGCTGTGCATGCGTGGCTACTTGGACGGCGATTTACCCAATGCAAACGCCTGTTGGGGCGCATATCTGCGGTCCTTAGGCTACCGGAGATACATCATACCGGACACTTGCCCGGACTGTTACACGGTCGGCAGGTTTGCCGATGAGCACCCACGCGGGACATATATTCTCGCCCTCTCTGGGCATGTAGTGTGCGTTCAGGACGGGATCATCTATGACAGCTGGAACAGCGAGAACGAAATCCCGCTTTATTTCTGGGACAAAGAAACGGAGGAATGAACATGGCATATCCCTATTTCAACCCCTATTATCCACAGCCGATGCCGGACAACCTCATGCAGATGCGGCAGATGCAGCAGCCACAGATGCAACCCATGCAGCAGCCTATGTCGCAGCCAGGGCAACAGAACCCCATCGCGCAAGGCGGCGTACAGTGGGTAAGCGGAGAGCAGGAGGCAAGAGGTTATCTCATCGCGCCCAACTCTGCCGTAGCGCTGTGGGATTCCACCGCCCCCACCGTTTACCTCAAGCAGGCAGACGCAAGCGGGAAACCGACGCTCAAGATTTATGACCTCGTAGAACGCACAGAAACGGCCCCTAACGTGCCGCAAAAGCCGGGCGTGGAATTTGTCACCCGCAAGGAGTTTGACGCGCTGGCGGCGCTTGTGGGCGAATTGAAGGGCAAGAAGAAGCGCAAGGAGGACGATGACGATGAATAATCCATTTTTCGGAGCGCTCGGCGGCGGCAACGGCTTTATGCAGATGTTGCAGCAGTTCCAACAGTTTAGGGCGAATTTTCAGGGTAACCCAAAAGCGGAGGTCGACAAGCTTTTGCAATCTGGGGCTATGAGCCAGCAAGAGTTAAACCAACTTCAATCTATGGCAAAACAGTTCGAGCATTTATTCCATTGATCTTATCGTGGCCACGATTTGATAAATAAAATTTATGAAAGGGGAGATAATATGTCTCTTTCCGACGGTGCTCCCATGATGACTATGCCGGTCGCGCCCGCGAACAGCTACGGCGGTGGCATGGGTATGTGGGGCGAAAACTGGATCTGGATTATCGTTCTTTTCCTCTTCGGCTGGGGCCGCAACGGCTGGGGCAACAACGCTGGCAATTCCGGCGGTGTCGTAGACGGCTACGTGCTGACCTCTGATTTTGCCAATGTCGAGCGCAAGATCGACAGCGTAAATCAGGGCCTTTGCGACGGATTTTACCAGCAGGCGCAGCTTGTCAACGGCACCAACATGGCGATGGCAAACGGCTTTGCACAGGCCGAGCTGTCCCGTAGCAACCAGCAAGCGGCGCTGATGCAGCAGCTCAACGCCATGCAGATGCAGGCCGCAAATTGCTGCTGCGAGAATCGCGCGGCTATCGCGCAGGTGCGCTATGACATGGCGGCGCAGGCGTGCGACACGCGCAACACCGTGCAGAACGCGACCCGCGACATCATCGACAACGCTAACAGCAACAGCCGCGCAATCCTCGACTTCCTGACGCAGAGCAAGCTATCTGACCTCCAGGCCGAGAACCAGGGCTTGAAGCTGGCGGCAAGCCAGGCGGCGCAGAACAGTTATCTGGTGTCTCAGCTCCGGCCTTCTCCCATTCCGGCCTACACGGTGCAGAACCCCTATTGCTGCAACCAGTTTGCCTGTTGTGGCTGCTGACAACTGCATAGCGTAGCTTTTCCCTATGTTGGGAAATGGTCGGCCCCGTGCCGATACTAAACAAAAGCGGCGGGGCAATAGCCCTGCCGCTGTATTTTATGAAAGGACTGAAATTATGGCTGAATATGTAAATCCCGGAATCGTGACCGTCCCTGCTGGCCAGAATGTTCCGATGGTCTCCACGGCGGCTTGCGGCAAGCCCTGCATCGTCCACCGCGAGGGCAGTGGACTTGTCACCCTGCGCGGATTGACGCAGCAGTGTAAGGCGCGCTTTAAGGTGAGCTTTGGCGCGAACATCGCCGTCCCCACTGGCGGCACGGTAGGTGCGATCACCACGGCGCTTGCCGTCAACGGCGAAGCACTCAACGGAGCAACGGCGACCGTCACCCCGGCTGCGGTGGAAAACTATTTTAACGTCTACGTCAGCACCATTGTGGAAGTGCCGCGTGGTTGCTGCGTGACCGTTGCAGCAAAGAACACCAGTGCGGAGGCGGTCAGCTTTGCCAATAGCAACCTGACCATCGACCGTGTGAGCTGAGAAAGGAGAACACAATGGGTATGAAATCTATGTATGAACTGCGGGATATGCTCTGCAAGGAGCTGGACGAACTGGCCCGAAAAGGCGAATTGGGTGCGGGTGACCTGGAAATTGCCCACAAACTGACAGCAACCATCAAGAACATCGATAAGATCGAGATGATGGAAGACGGCGGCTATTCCCGCGATGAAGACTATTCTCGCCGCTATTCCCGCGACGGAGACTGGCAGTCGGGCATGCGCGGCGCTTATGACCGTGATATGTCCAATGCGAGACGCGGCACGCATTATGTGCGCGGCCACTATTCCCGTGATGGTGGCATCGACAACATGAAACGCCAGTTGCAGGAAATGCTGGACAACGCCGACGACGAAAGCATCCGCAGAGCCATCCAGCGCTGCATGGACACGATCGAGGACTAAAGGGGGCGCACCCCTATGGTCGACGAGAATGAGGTCAAGCGCTGGATAGCTCGCCTTGAAACAGAAGAATCGAGCTGGACAAACTATGAGAAACTGGCGGCGCTCTACATTATCCGTAACGAGCACGGCGGGGAGCAACTGCAGGCGAAAACGCCCCCAATGCTGTATTCTGCAGAGCCTGCGCCGGCCAAGAAAATAAAACCATCCGGCAGTGAATTTTTGAAAGCGGTTGGGAATGTAGCGCAGGATAGGGCGTGGGAAGTTATGGACGAGCTTATGGACACACTAAAAATCGTCAATGAGAAAGCTTATAACAGCGTCCTAAAAAAACTGACCTAAATCGCTACTACTAACACGTTACTAACAAAGTTAATCTTGGCAAAAATAAAAAAGTCCGGGAACCCTTGAGATTCCTGGACTTTTTTGGTGGAGACTGCTGGACTCGAACCAGTGACCTCCTGCGTGTGAATTATAATCGTTTTGAATATATAGACACAAAAATTAATAAGAATAACAATATTTGTTGCGATTTTGCAACTTTTCGAAGAGCAATTTTGCAAGGGCTTGCCTTGGCTCCCGTCGGTAACTAACAAACTACTAACAAATTTTCGCCTTTTTAACGGCCTGCACCAATTCCTCCGCTGACGTATGGACGTATATATTTGCGGTAGTGGAGTAGTTGGCGTGGCCGAGGATCCTCTGTAGCGTCTCCGGAGCAATCCCCGCTTTTCTCGCCCAGCTCGCATAGGTGTGCCGGGTGGAGTGCGGCGTTTTGCGCTGGATTTTTAATTTTTCCAAAAGCGGGTAATAATCCCGGCGGCGGAAGTTTGCTGGGATTCTTTCCCCAGCATAGCCGGATATGAGCAGTGGGCCAGTAGCCTTATTTGCAAAATAGGCAAAGTATGGGATCCCTTCGGGGCGGATTGGGATGATCCTGTTTCGCCCAGCCTCCGTCTTTTCACCGCCGACCACATAATCTTTGTGATAATCTTTAGCCGGTAGGGAAAACAATTCCCCTATGCGCATTCCTGTGTAAATCAGCATGAGGATAATTTTTGCGGTGTCGCTGCCGTCCGCTTCCAGCTTGCTTATTTCAGCATCGGTAAATGTTTCTTTTTCTTTTTTTGTGTTTTCGGGGAGCTGGACGAATTTTGCAAAATTTGTTGTGATGATTTCCTCGCGCATGGCCCATGTGGACATCTGCGTTATGAGTTGCTTATACTTGGACACAGTGCTATGGGATTTATGCATATGGGCATCCAGTACGCCCTGGAAATCCGCCGTTTTTAAGTCCCGGAACTTCCGGTCGTGCAGCGGCGCAAAAATTTTAAATGCGCCGTCATAGCCTTCTATACCATTTGGCCCTATTTTTTTGTAATGTTCCGCTTTCCAAGCGTCAAACACCTGGGCAAAGGTCATGTTGTACCGCTCCGTTAAATCCTTGCCTGCAAGACGTTCCAGCGCCGCTATAGCATCTTTTTTGGTGGGGTAATATCCTATAATGATTTTTTGCTTTGCAGCCACCCAGGGCCTGCGTCGGCGCCCGGCGAGCTTATACACTGTCCCGGTTCCGTTGGCCCTCCTCATTGCTTTTCCCATTTTTATCCTCCTACCCTATATTTTTATCAGTTTGATGGTGCCTGTAATATCGCAGCGCATTAATCAGCGAAGCAATGATTACACCGACGCCCACCGCAAGCAGAGCAAATAGCATCCAGCCGATTGATGTAATCTGCCCGTTGCGGATAAGCCCTGTGTGCGGGACGCTTGAATCAAACGCCAAATATCCAAATATTATGGATACGGCAATTGACAGCGAAAACGCCAGGATATACACCCAAATTTGCAATACGCGCTCCTTTTTTTCGTGCTTTGCCACTGATTCGGTCAGCTGCTCCATGCCGCCCTCCAAGTGCGCAATGCGTAGGGCTGCGCTATGCTTTGCATCTGCATCGGCCATTGCTCTGTGGGCCTCTGCCAGCTGCTCCTCCGTGGTTGGTCTCTTTACGATACCAAAATACTCATCTATAGACACACCGAGGGCGGCGCATATAAGCCCCATTTTGTATAGGCTTGGATCCTTTGACGACGCAGAAAAGTAATTGCTGATCGTGGACGATGACAGATCTGTTAAATCGGCTAAGTCTTGCGTGGTAAGATGCTGGTCCTCTTTTGCATCTCTGCAAATATCCTGCAAAGTTTTTTCCATTTCTTCCACTCCTACCTTATTTCGGGCAAACCTCTCCGTTTGTTTTTATCTGCTAATCGTATATTATCCGGTTTTTGGATTGACTTGCCAAACAACAAACTGATACTGTGGGTATGCGGCCAAGAGCCAGTGACGGCGATAGGCGGCAAAAAATCCCCACCGTCCGGTGCGGGGGCGGTGGGGACTATATGAAATAATTTTCTATGGCGTTCACTTAATCCCCAATAGCTTGCCGGCTTTTCTTTGCCGCCCCGCCTTTGTTGTAGGAATTCCCGTTGCTTTTGCAATCTTGCGTTTTGCGCTGGTAATTCCAAGCGCACGTTTCCAGCTAAAGGAAAGCCCTGGTATTTTAAAGGAAGATTTTTTAGCCATTTCTAATTATGCTCCTTCTTAAAAAATTTTTTTGTATTGTTGCCCTAAACTGTGCAACAAATGCCATATTTTGACTATAGGTAGATAAACCGAAAGGAGAAATAATGTGGATTGTAAGCAGAAAAGTATAAAGATGGAAATTGTAAGCTGTGAAACGGGAAATAAATGTGATATAATAAAGAATGCAGAGCATATTGCGTTACTTTCTGAGGCGATTTCTTTGGCGAGTAAAATGACCCGCAATCAGTTTGATAAAATTATGGAGGCGATAAAATGAAAATTTGGGCTATCAGTAAAG